ATGGCCTTCGACGTTTTCGAAGAAGCACCATTCGGGATCGATTTCTTTGATAATGCGGCGGACGTGGGGCCAGAGGTGGCGGGGATCGTCTTCGCCCTTTCGCTTGCCTGCAAGGCTGAACGGCTGGCACGGATATCCGGCAGTGAGGACATGAACCTTGTTGCGCCAAGCTCGGCCGTCGAAGGTGGTAACGTCATCCCAGAGAGGTGCCTTATCCAAGGTCTTGTCTTCCATCCGAGCCACGAGAGTGGCCGCAGGGAATGCTTCCCGTTCGACGTAACAAACAGTTCTATAGGTGGGTTCTGCGATGTGCAGTCCGAGTTCGAGACCTCCAACGCCTGCACAGAGTGAGAGGCCGGTGAGATCATTTCCGGGGGTATGTAGAGCCACACGAGGTCATCCTTGGTTGCCGCTCCTGGCAGTCGGTTAAGGGCTCTGCTGGCCTCAAGTGATTGAAGGTGCCGCAGCGGCGGCACTTGATTTCGATATCGTTGGCGATGGCATCCTGTCGAGCCCTAAAAAGAAGCGCCGAACAGGAGCCACAACGAATATTTTCCATGTCAAAAAGTCCACGACTCAGTCACAGAAAACCCGCCCTGCAGGGTACGGGTGTGACGGTTATCGTGAGGTGCTGTCGGACGGGTCTGGACGCCAATCTGAGGCCCGTCGTCTGGGTGGGTCAAAACACCCCGGCCACCCGGTTCGCACCGGATGACCTCACTCGGATCAGGTGTTAAATCTCTTGCTCTGGCACAAACATTAGACCTTGTGACGCAAGGTTTGACTGAGCCCACTGGAATGCGTTGTCCGCGTTGATTGCCGTGAACATGATGATGTCGGCAGAGTTTGACGCGGCAGTCTGCCAAGCTGTCACGACTTCCTCGGGAACATCTTGAGCATTCGTATACCAGTGGCTTGCAGGCGTTTGCCAGTCGGTCGCCCCAAGCGCCGCGACTTTGCGGACAAACCCCACGGTATACTCAGGTGTCAGCTCATTCAGCATGGTCGTGACCGTGTCTTTTTCAGCGTCGGTTACGAGAATTGCGATTGTTGTAGACATGAGTGGCCCTCTTTACTGCGATCGCCAAGCGGATCGGATTTGCTGAAATTGAGCTTCAGTGAAATTCGTGTAGCCAAACGCCAACTGCTTGACCGTGCCGCCAAAAAAGCTGCCGCCAGATCCAGTGTTGTTCATCGCTCCGATCATCGCTGCCCTAGCCGTACTGGGGGAACCATCCTGCCCTGCCGAGTAGACTAGACCGGTGTCGTTGAAGAGCCGAACTGTCGAGCCGTCGCACACAATCGCCACGACACAAGACCGCCCTCGTAGGTCTGAGCCGCCAAAAATTACTGGTGTGGACTGCGTGCCGATCGACCCGCACACCCGGCCGTTAGCGTCGAGGCCGAGCGCGAAGCGATCATTTGAGCCGTTATAGCATCCAGCAATGTAACGGAAGGAACTGACGTTAGCGGGGAAGTCGACTTGTGCAATTATGCAGTTCGCACCGGAACGGCACGTCCAGTCCGTGAGAAGGCTGTCATCCGCTCCATCGAACTTAGCGCCACCCTGCAGGCTAGGCTTCAAGGAACCAGACGCCTGAGCCGCATAGTGCGCAGGCACTTCCCTAATAGAGATGTTATCAATGTCGCATGTCAACGTTGAGACCGAACGCACGAAAATTCGGGCGTTGGTGTTAAAGCAGCTCAAGTAGTCAGTGAATACGCCGTTCCCGGTCCGGGTCGGGCCAACGGAGGCTTCGATCTGCAATCTGAATTGACCAGCAACATAGTTCGAGACCTCATAGGTCACTGCGTATAGCCGACCTATAACGAAGCCATTACCAGACTGCAGAACGTTGCCGTTAGACGGTTCCGCATTCATATGAAGCTTGCCACCTGAAATGGTAGACGTAGCCGTCATTGCCCAGTTGGAGGCAGTGTCAAACCCGCCGTTCGCGACCTTCTCTGGCATGGCAGCGATTGCTTCGCGGAGTGTTTTGTCGCCCTGCTTGGCCCTGTCGATTACCAGCCCCATAGCATCGCCGGCATTGGCAGCAGGAGTCGGCCCGGTGTTTTCAACAAAGCGCCGACCGCTGTCCATGAAATCGAAGAATGCGTAGTCCTCACCATTCGGTGAGAGAATTGACTGGATGATCTGCCATGCAGGCACTCTTCGTTTCCCGCCGAACGCGAACGTCTGCCTTCGACCGACAGTAAATGACGGCTTTCCAAGTGCGAGCTGCTTCATTCGCGCACCACCTCGACAACGAGTTCCACGCTCACCGGCCAGACAAAGACGGTGGTTGTCGTGTCCTGGAACTGGAGACTGACGGGTCGCGTATCACTAAGCGTCAAGTAATCGACGCCCGGCTCGCCAGCAGGCTTTGCCGTACCGAAAACAACCTTGCCGTCTCCCTTTCCCCGGACTGTCGCGAGAACGTTCGTTTTGCCCACCGCCACCACTGTCCAGTCATTTTGAGGACACGAAATCCCCTTTACTTCCGCTACCATGTCGCTTCCTCTCAGCCGCCTTTCGCGGCGATTTCGACGGTCATCAGCCAACCGCCGCTTTCATCAAATGTGAAACTGTGGCTGATCGCGCCCGCAGTTAAATCGTCGCCCGCCCATTCGCCGAAACCCGGCAATACCAAAGGCGCGCCAGCCATTGCGTCCACGTCGCCCTCGACCGTTAAGCTTCCGCTGATGGCGGCTCTTGCTAAATCGGTCGCCTCGGCTTTACCTCGGACCTTTGCCTCACCTAGCGACGCTGACGGATGCAATACCGAGGCGCGTGACGACTTGCCTTTTCCCGCTGCTTTTTCGGAGACCCATCTGCCGGCGTCAGCATCAAAATATCCGGCTTCAATTTCCTTCGTGTCGGCGCGTCCCTCGGTCGATATGCCGGCGTCCATAATCCGCTCGATCGGGATGACGATCGTCGGCATGGCTTTGCTTGAAGCCGTCTTCGAAGCGCCCTTTGCCGTCACGATCCATTTGCCACCTGCGAGCTTGAGACTGCCGCCAATCTCATCCGCGAGCGTCTGGCCGAAGCTCAAAGCCGACTGGCCGTAGCGGAGACGGTAAGGAATTTTGATTGAGCCTACATCGGAATCCACCACGGCGGTCTTGCCCGCTTCTTTTGCGAGCTTCTGAAATATCTCTCCGGCGGTCGTATCCTCGAAATGGGATGTGTCCGCCGTCTTTTCGGCATCAACGAAGTCGGCGCTGCGCGCGGTGATCGCCATCGTCCAGGCATCCCCAACCGACTTGTTGAGACTGGCGGACTGGAACGTAAAAACGCCAGCATTGCGCAAGGCCTGCAAGCCCCAGCCATATTCCAAGATGTAGCGCGTGCCTTTGGCGGGCGGGCGAGGAAACGGTGGCGATACGTTGAAAACGATCTCGATCTCGTCAGCGTCGCTGCCTTCGTTATCGGTATAGGTGACGCTTTCGAGCTTTGCCCCCCACCCTGGAATGAGATCGGTACCGGACTGACCGAGGACGCGGACAACTGGCTTTTTCATCGCGCCTTACTCCCACGCCAGCGTAAATGGGGAAGCTGGTTTAGCCGACCACTCGGGAACCTCGATCATGGTTCCGGCCGGAACCACGCCCTGAGAACCAAGCATTGCCAGCCCCGGATTAGCGCTCAAGATCGCCTCGACCGCGCCCAGCCGCTCTGTTTGCAATGTCTTCTTGGCGATCTTGTCCAGGCGCTCGCCGCCGTAAGCAACAGTGTAACGCATCACAGCAATCCTCCGAGGAGACCTGTCAGGCTCGACACACCGGTCGCTGGTAGCGCTGCGTTCTGCGGCAACATGATGAGCCCGATCGTTACATCGATCTGCCGGCCGATGCCGTCGAACGGGTGCAAGCGCTCCTCGTCCGCATCGAGCGTCTCGATGACACAAAGCCCGGATGACTGCCCGAGGTAATTGCCTCGCATTCTTATCAGCGGCACAATGGACTGTGCGCGGTGGTAGGCTTTAAGGATCGCGTAAGCGTCCAGGCCTCCAATGACGTGCGGAAAAGTCACCGCCTCGATCGTCATCGTCTCGGCGTCCGGCCCCGTCAGTTGGTAGCTCAACCCGCCCTGGGTTGCATGGGCAGGGAAACGTGCGCTTGAGCTATAGCCAAGGCGCTGGGGATTGAGACCAATCGTGTAAAGGATCGCGCCACCGATCGACAACTGTGCGCCGTGCTCGCGAAAAACTGGCTTCATGTCAACCGAACTCCAAGATCGTGGTGCGAGCGAGCCTGTGCCATTCGGATCGCACGTGCTTGTTCCCGGTTTGCACGGATGGCCGCCAGCTTGGGATTCGGCGTGGTGATGTTCTGTGTCAGGCGAACGTTGCTGGATTGCTGGATCGCGGAATGTTCTTCTGGCTTTTGAGCCGGAGCGGCCTGCGGAGGAACGTAGTTTGGAGCGATTGTCGGCGACACGGTGAAATCCAGTGCTGCCTTGATCCGGTCCGCGATCGCTTGAGCTTCAGTAGCGGCTTTCTCGCCTTCTGCAGCCAATGCCTGATTATAGCCCTGCATGGACTTCTCCGCAGCGCTGGACATGTCACCCATGACCGGCCGCTCAGAAGGAACAGGGATTTGCCCCGTGCTCTTACCGAGATCGTTGGTTCCGCCCTGCGCTTTCCGAACGGCTTCAAGCTCGGTTTTAAGCTGCATGATCTCGTCAACCAGAAGCAGCTTCTGATTTTGGAAAATATCGACATCGCCTCGCGCCTCCGGCAGCCCCTTCAGCTTCGCCTGCCGATCAACGATGTAAGCTTCCAGCGCTTCCACATCGACGTTCTTCAGGCGCTGGTGTTCGTCGTAAGCGTTCTCTTCGCGCTTGTAGGTCGGGTTGACCGTCCGAGCGAACCAGTTCTTGATCGGACCGGTCACCATGTCCCAAACAGCGCCGGCGTTACTACCAGCGTCTGACAAGGCGGCATCACGCCGATCGGCGCGCTCCTTTGGCAAATCGCGGAGGAAGGCGTAGTCCTGATCAACCGTTCCGGCCGAGTTGTTGCGAATTTCCTTCAGAAACTCGTTGTACTTTTCACGGAAATTGATCAGCGGCATCAAAGCCTGCTTCGCTTGCATATCGCCGAACAGTTCGCCGATTCGGAACTCGTCTCCCTTGGTAATCTCCATGACCTTGTCGACGAGGTCGAGCATGTAGGGCGTGCCGTTCTTCTCCGAGCGCTTCTTGATCGCCTCGATGTCCACGCCCTTCTCATCGAAGTTCTTGACCGTGTCGGGGCTGGAGAGCTTAGAAAGAATGTTTTCAAGATTAGTCGAGGCTTGGTCCTGCGTGCCGGCACCCATGCGGACGATCTGCGCCAGAGCGACAAGCTCCGCAGTCGCGTCAAGGCCAGTACGTCCAGTGCCGGCGTAGAGCGTGGCAAGCTTCGGAAAGTTCTTGGCCATGGCATCGACTTCGAACGAACCGAGTTTGGTTCCTTTCGCCATCATGTCCAGGGCGGCCATGACTTCGCTGTCCTTGACGCCAAGGTTTTGCTGAAGAGCGATGACCGCGCTGCCGATCGTTTCGCCGGTACTATCGCCGGCCTTCGCGGATTTCAGCGTCGGATCAAGAATAGCTTCCTGCTGATCCAGACCGACACCGGCCGCTGCGTAAGTCTTACGCGCGTCATTCACATCTTTTGCGCCGATGCCATAACGGAGGGACAAGGATGTGTTGGACTGGCCGATCTTGGCGATCGCTTCCGGCGTGCGCGTTTCGGCCGTCACCGCTACGGATGCGATCTCGCGGTTGAGGTCACGGAACTTGGAAGCCATCTGTTCCAGGCCGCGAATGACGTTCTCCGCAGATGCGAAAGCGAGAAGCCCCGCGAATGCTCCTCCGGCGCTGGTGCCGATCGACGATAGTGTCCCATTAAGACGGCCTGCAGGCGCGGCCATGCGTTCGAAGCCTTTGCCGTTTAGACGATCGATGTCGCGCAGCTTGTCATGCGCTTGGCGGACACCTCCTGCAGCACGTCTTCCGGCCTGATCGAGCGATTGAAGGTTGCGAACGGCGTTCGATGTGTTGACGTTCCCGAGCTTGCGGGTCTCGCGATTGAGGTTGCTGACGGACTTTTCGCCCCTGTCCGCTTCCCTACGGATGTCGCGGAGGCTCGCATCCAGCTTACCGGCTTTGACCTGCCCGAGCTTCTTCGCCTCGTCGCCCAGCTCGTGGATATCACGCTTCGCCGCTTTGGCCTCGCGGGACTGATAGAGAAGTTGAAGGCGAAGCTTAACGTCCATGATTATTTCCGTAGGAGGCTGGCAATCAGACCATAGCTTTCCGCGTGAATGCGCTGGGCTTCATGGTTCCAAAGTAAGAGGTCATCCCAAAAAATGACCTCCTGCATCGACATCTTTAGATACGCGCCGACATGGGCGACGTAGGTGCGCCAGCGCTTCAAGTCGCCGTTGATGCGGTCTCCGCTTTCAGTGGTCGGGGCAAAAAATCGTAGGCCACGTCAACGACCGCGTCGCCGTCCTCATCAACAAGGCCGCGCAGAACATCGGCCGGAAGACCGGTCATTTCAGCGTAAATGTCGAAAGTAGAGAACGATGTCTTTGCAGCGCGCCGCACAAAGATATCGACCTGCCCGAGCGTCAGGCGTTTTACCGTGACTACGTCAACCACACGACCCTTCCATTTGAAAGGGTGCTTCAGAGGGACTTCCTGCTGGTGCGCCGAATTGACGAATTCCAGCGCCGCCACTGGCGGCAGGTCGTCCGCTTCCGGTAAGGTGATCGCCTTGGAAGCTGTCAACTCATTCGCTTCCAGTTGCGCGGGCTCTTCGTTCGACAATTCTTCCCACAACTCGCGAGGAGGCAGAGGAATCTCCTCGAAGGTGACGATGGTCGGATCGTCCTTAGACTGTGGAACGGCCACCCGAGCGATGAGAGTTTCTTTTGCTTCAGTCATCGCAGCCGCCTCACGCCGAAATCAGGCTGTTGTATTCGGCGGCATAGTTCACGCCATCGACGATCAGAATGTTGTTCTGAACGTCGAATTTATGCACGACCTTCCCATCGATCATGTCCTGGTAGAGAACGATGCTTGACCAGCGCAGGCGCGTGGTGCCGGAGGACTTCTGCCCCTTAACGCCGCTTTGCTCATAGCCGTTCAAGAGGCCCTTGAGGATTACGGTTCTGCCTTTTAGCTGCGGAGCGGCGTTAGCTTGCGTTTCGCCTGTCGAATTGGCGGGGAAGACATTCAGGAGCGCTTCGTAGTAGGCGATGGTAGTCCAGTCGCCCGGCTCGCGACCGAAGCGGCTCTTCAGGTCTTCATGAACGCCGTTGACGGTCATTTCGCAGGTGAGTGGCTGGATTTCAGCCGGGATTTCGAAACCGAACAAACCGCCGCCCATAACCATAGGCAGCATTTCGCGGGTGAGCGCCGGCATCGTCGTTTCGTCGATGCGCAGACGCTGGTTGATGTTGCCGCAGTACCAGTTACCGCCGCGAACGATGCGATCCATTAAAGTGCTCCTTTACGCGGTGACGCGGATGTTAGAATTGCCGAGGGATGAAAGGGCGGATGCAATGGCTGCTTCCAGCACGTTGAATGCCTCCGGCATGTCTTCGTCATAAAGCTGCAAATCGACCAGATCAGGCGTTTCGGCCCAGCGCATCTTGGCGCGCAGCGAGCCGGCACTAAGCACGCCGGCGTTGTTTAGCGCCTTCGACCAGATCAGCTCGTAATCAATGATGGCACCGAGCGTGACGAGATCTGAGAGGAACTGATCGGCCGCTCGGTAGATCAGCGTCACCATGTGCGGCGTGATGTCCTCAGACAGATACTGACGCATCGGTCGCAGCATCGCCTTTTCCACGGCACGACGCGTGCGGATTTTCTTGATCGAGCGCCAATACTTGACGGTGGGATCGGTGGCAGTCGTGAACGGAGCCCAGAGGAGATTGCCCTCGATGATGGTCCCGACACCCTTCTGCGCCAGCTGGTTCGCGTCCGACGAGATATCGCCATCTGTGTAGCCCACGCCAACAGACGGGCCGAGAACACCGGTCAAAGGACGGTTCCACGCGGCTTTGTACGGACCGAGTGTCTCCTTGTCGCGTCGGATGATGGCACCAGCGACGTGAGGCGAAAGCGCGCGCGTTACGTTACCAGCGCCGAGGTTGACAACAGCCTGGGGGTAAACGGCAATGACATTCAGAGCTGTCTTGAAGTCTTCCGCCCAAGCCTGCGCGGCCGCGACCGATGTAACCGGAGTGTCGGCGATAACCATGCAGTCGATAATGCGATCGGCAACCGTGCGTGCAGCCGAAGCAACGGGATTGGCAACGCCGCCGACGCGCGTGGCCATGTAGCCAGGCGCAATGATCAAGCCCGGCTCGATTTGCAATTCGCTCTTAGCGTCGAGCAACGCATAGACACCAGTCTTCGCACCAGCAGAGCCAGTGATGGCATTGATTTCGGCTTCCAGCTTTGCCTGGGGATCGCTGAGGGTTGAGTGCTGAACGCGCACGAATGCTACGTCCGTTACAATGCCTTCCGACACAAGCTGATCAACCGCATCGCGAGCGACGCCGGTTCCAAGCTTTGCCACCTGATCTCTGTCGTCGAGTTTGAGCTTGACTGGTTCACCAATCGGGAATGCGGTGTTGTCAGCATTGGCCGCCGGCAACACCATGCCGGCGACGGTGCTGTCGCGCGCATCGATTTTGGCGACGGTGGAGGTGAGATTAGAATACCGTCGAACGCCGACGAAATCCGTAGTGCCAGCCATGAGCGTTCCTCGCGAGGCAATGATTGAAACTCGGAGGACTATGAGGGATGGTTACGTTTTCGCGGGGCTGACAGCTGTCAGCCTCAATGAAAAAAGGGCCGTCTGAGCGGCCCTTGATGCGTATTTAATGGCTCATTTAAGAGCCCATGTCTATGAAGATTAGTTCTGATCAGGCTTACGAAGATCAGTCACAATTTCCATGATTTGATAAGAAAGTTCTTTCTCATTCAGTTGGTCGAGATCAACGGTTGCTTCTTTGTCTGGCTTTCCGGGCGTCGCATTCACGTTCTTGTACGCAGCAATCTCCACATAGCTATTCTTCTTTGTGAGGAAGACCCTAATTGGCGGTCCAAAGGTATGTTCGGAACCGCGTGGATATGAGTATTCAACCTTGTCATCCTGGGGACCAACCCGGCGGGGCTCAGGCTGCTCCACCTTCTTTAACTCTGGCAGACCATTTCCGCGCAGGGTTTCGTTCAGCTTCTTGATTTCCGCATCGAGTCCCCGAACAACTTTCTGCTCCCATAGCTTGAACAGTCGCGAGCGTTCCGCCTGCACTTGGTCCGCCGCAGACCTTGCCGCATTTCTGTCGTTCTCGATCTTAGATTGGACCTGTTTTCCAGCCTCTATCAGGTTCTTCAGCCTGTCATCCATGGTATCTTCCTCACCTTGTTTTACTTCTGTTTTATGTATGGGAAGCCATTAGATCGCATTCAAGTAACTATCACCACTTGATTCTAGTTTGTTTTTTCAATGAACTCGGAAGGCGCGAGGATCTCCGCAGCGCGAGTTTCGCCGAAGAGCGCGATAGCGATTTGCTGAAGAAGCGGCCACAGCTCGTGATCCGAGCGATAGGACGAAGCGCTTTCGAAGATCTTGCGAGTTCGAAAATCCTGCTCTGCCATAGCCGCGCCGACGGCGTCTGCCTCATCCTTCGTCATGCGTTCCCATAGATTGACGGGATAGATTACGGCGACCGGCGCGGGAGGCGTGAATGGAAGCCAAGCGCCCGCCTCCCAAATCTGGCGTCCGTCTTCAGGCGGGCGGGGAACCTCAATCCCATCGCGTGGGTAATCGGGCGCAACAAATGTTCCGTCCTCTCGCGTGTAACCGTCCCAAGCGCCGAGATAAGCGCCTTCAGAGTCCACAAAATATTTGGCTGTAGTGCTCATCATCAAACCTTCGCGACAGCGACATATCGCCAGTTTGCTGGCGTCACCTGAAACTGTACCCGGCTAGCGGCAGACATTATCCACACCCCGTTCACTCCTGAGACGATCACGATGTTTGAGCTAGAGGCATAAACCTGAACGCCTCTACCGGTTTCGGAAAAGCCGTTGAAATGGTATCCAACCGGTACCCTCTCGCCGGGGCTGTATCCACTTTCGGCGGTTACGCATTCCAGAAATAGTTGAAGGGTTGTCGGCCTGACACCTAGGCCATGCCCTAGCGTAATCGTGGAATTGAAGACAACATTTTGGAGCGCACTTACCCACGGCGTCGCCTTCGCTTCTAGCGCATTTACCTTCATCAAAAGCGCTGAAAGGTTGTTGGCGAGGGCGGCGAAATCAACGCTTCCCGGCACCTGATCGGCTGCATAAGCCTTGATCCAATAAGTGAATGTCTTATTGACGGGCCGGGTTTCAGCGCCGGTACGGGGCGTTCCAGAGTCACCATCTGTCAACGAGGCCCCGTGGCCGTTCGCTTGCGCCATAGGAACGTTCACATATCCGTCTGCGATGTAAGGGCATGGACCTTGCTGGTTGTTGTTGACCGGAACTGAAACGGTCGCATTGGACACTCGGTTTGCCGGGTGCCTGTGGTTTTGAAACGCGTCCTGCTGCATTGAGCCGAAGACACGCCCACTATCGACGACCTGACCAGAACGCCAACCGCGCGGGAAATAGCCGCCCATGTCTTCGATGATCGGATCGCCGTTCCCGTTGACCGCCGCACCATTGGCGAGAAGCCACGCCCGGAGTTGCGGATAGGCCGATGTGCAAGGTGCGCCGTTGTGTAGAAGATAGCCAGGCGGCGGCGTGTTGCCGTTACCTTGCATCATGATCGTGGTGCCGATCGGTGCGCCCGCCTGCTTGATCTTGATTTCCAAGTCAGCAAGCGCATTTGTAACCGTTACTGAGAAATTGGCATCGTTCCCGAGCGCAGCAGCGAGTTCCTTCAAAGTGTCGAGCGTAGCGGGGGAACTATCAACCAGCGCCGCAATGCGTTGCTGGATCAAAGCGGTCACGTCATCCGCATCAGCCTTGTCTTCCACCACTTGCAGCAGGCTTAGAACGTCCGACGCTTTTGCATAGAACGCGGGCAGCTGACCGCCAAGCCTATGCGCATTCGGCGCGTTCCCCTGAAGCAGATCGTCAATCTGCTCTTTTGATTCCTGAATGGTGCGCTGAAGGTCGGACAGCTGCGGCGCGATGCTGACCTGAATATAATCAAGTGCCGCCTGAATGCCCTCTTGCTGGAGAAGCTCGAAAGACGCCTCTAGCGTCTCCCGGTTTCGCAGACGGAGGCCGATATCCCCTAGAACGGAGTTCCAGATTTCGCGGGTAATCTTCGTGGGAGGCCATGACGGGAGCTGATAGTCGTTAGACTGGTCTAGCATAGTCAATGACCTCCTCGCCATTCGCCTGGACGATCGCGATCAGCAATGAGCCGGCCATCTCGATTTCGTTCAGAGGCTTGTGGGTAAACGGGCCATCCTTGACGGCACGCGTCAGCTTCACGACGTAGGTTTTCTTTGGATTATAGGTCGCCATGGTTCACCTCACAGAGCGGCAATGTATGCGTCCTGCACGAACGGCACGGACACAACGTTGTTAGTGGTTGCAGCGGGGCGCAGCCGTGCCTTTTGGGTGGCCGCGCCAAGCGAATAGGTTGAAAGGAAAGTCCGTCGTTTCGGCTCGTTCGGGTCGATCGTCACGGTCGTGGTCGTGGGGGCAATCACGTTATTGCCGACCATGATGGCGGGGCTGAACGTGTGGCGGGCCGGGTCGAACCGGTCAACGGTGAACTGCGTAACGATGGCCGAGGTCGAGATTCCGAAGTCAAACTCCTTGCTCACGCCTTTCATGTCACCTCGGTTGCGGGACACGCGGCTGATCGCTTTGGCGTCGAGCTGGATCATCGGCTGAAGATCGGCAGTACCCATCATCACCATTCGCAGCTCGACAGACGCGGGCAGGCCAACCAACGGATTGAGCGCCGGGTCACCGTCGTCCAGTTCAGTCCACGCGGTCTGTCCGGCCGGGCGGATTTCGAAAGCGAGCGCACAGCCGGCCGGAGCCCAACCAGCGAAAAGCATGTCGATTTCCGTCATGCCGTTTTGCTGCGTCAGGGCATGCATCGGAATGACAGTGCGCGGGCTGCGGAAGCGGGCAGCGTTCACACGGAAGCAGAAATCGATTTCCGTGGAGCCTTGGGCAAATGCGCCGTCCGTGCAAAGGAACTGAGAGCCACCTGTGAACTTGTTCGCGCCAGACACTTGCACCGCATGAGCGCCCGTAGTGACGGTGACAAAGGCATATCGCGCGCCGCTTTCCAGCAGCGTAATTGGCAGAACGATCTTGTTCCAGCCAACCACCATGTCAGCGTGTTTCAATGTCCCCCGCGCCAAGACGGAATCGAACTTCGGCGTTCCGGCAGGGGTGGTTTCCGTGATGAGCACATGCACATCGCCATCATTGCCGACGCGGGCAAATGCCAGCTCTAGGCTGGTCATCTGCATTGGCTGCGCAACGAGGAACGTTTGCGCGTAAATCGAGCCGTTAAGGCCGACTTCCTCGCTCACATAGTCCCAATAGCTTTCGGTGTATGTCTCGCGGCGGATGGTGCGAACGCCATAGCGGCGGTGCCCGCCACGCCCGCCATATTCGGCAACAACCTCGAATGTCTCGCCGCCGATCGCAAACGTCATGCCGACCCGCGCGCCGGACACAACGCCCGCCCAATAAGAGTTGTTTTCACAAACCTCCTGCGTCGGGCCGTAGATGATACGGGTGCGAGATATATCTTTCAGGACGGCCGTTATTTGCGTGTGCACAAGCTGAGAGATATTTAGCGTGGCATCTTGCGAGGTGTTCGCTATGCGGGTGACTTCGTCAAATGCGGGAACCATCCGGCGACCGCGAAACATGATGTTCGGATCGTCTTCAGCCTGCACTTCAAGACGCGCTTCAGTGGTCGCTGCAAATGGGAAGCGAACGCCTTCATTGATCCTCGCCAACCAGTCGACGTGTGTATTGTCCCACTGATCGAGTGTCAGGCCGGGATCAAATCGATAGGCCCGCGCTTCGTCGGGCAGATTAAGCTGCAGGCGCGCGGCACCCACATCGCGCTGCATCTGCCGGATAATTTCCGGTCGCGGAACTTCGCCAAGCCGTCCGACGATGTTTGTGATTTGCGTTTCGATCGTCGAGGTCCGTAGGAACAGGCTGTCGAGATCGACTTCAAGCGCGGTCACTCGCCCCTCGACTTCGTATAAGGTTTTTACGCGGTCGCTATTGCCCGGCTCGATTGCGTCGATGCCGGTTGATTTCAGAAGTACATAGGCAATGCATGCGTCGGTCGGGTCAACCGCCGGCTTTGCTGGAACAGGGTTGGCCTCGCCGCTTTGCACGATCAGCTTCACAATGCGGCTGATCGTCTTCGGCGTGGTGCGGTTGACGATGACGCTCGTTTCCGGGTCGGTCGAGGTTTCAAACGGACGGTTTGCCGTCTCGGTGACCTCTTCACCGCGCAGAAGGATCGCCACCCACCGCTGATCTGAAGCTGCGGCCGGAATGTTCAGCTGCAGGTTTAGGTCTTTTGGCTCCGCGTGATCGTACACCACTTCACCGGCGACATAACGACCAGGAGCGACTGTTACAGTCTGCGCGGATTTGCGGCTGACCGTAAAGGCGGCCCAGTGCGCCGGATAGCCAATAGCATCGCCCCAGACGCGATCCGTTGCGGCTTGCGCCTGGAGACCGATCCGCTCGAAATCCGCGTGATCTGCAATTTCCGCCTCGGCAAAAGAAGTGCGCTTCATCTTGTTTTTCCTCAGTCCAGTCTCTGACGGTCAAGGTAACCGCCAAAAGCGCTCCCGCCGTCGATTGAAATGTTGTCGTTAAAGGTGATGCCGCGCCGCCACGCGAACGTGGCCGAGTAGAGCGTCTCGGGCACTTTGGCTGTGGTCATGGCGCGCTGCGCTCGGCGGATAGGCTCCAGATCGACGGCCGTCATGGCAGAGCGACCGCACGCGCTGCGCCCGATCTGAAAACGGTTCCTAGGTGCGACTAGCGTGACGCGCACCAGGTAGTGGGCGGTGAAGGGTTGATGCGCGATCGGGGTGCGACCGATCATCGCCCGGCCCATGGTGAAACGGTCGGGATGTGCGATCCGGTCAACGATTTCCGCGTCCACGAAAGCAAGGTATCTGCGCAAGCCTGCGAGAGTGCCCTTTAGCGCTGCCAGTGGCGAAGCTGGATAGAGGGTTGAGACACCAGCGCATTGTGCGATCATTTCGCGCTTGCGGGCATCTGGCCAGTCGTCAAACCAAAGATCGACCGAGTGATGAGCAGCGAGCCAAGGCAGGAAGCGCGCCGGCGTCCGATAAGGGTCCATGATTTCCGCGTAGGGAATTGGCAGTTCATCTGACATTCCCCACGCCGCAGCGCGCTCGAACGGACCGGTATTTCCAGGCAGATGAGCGGAGGCGTCCGTCATGGGCGAACCTCCACAGCAACATTGAGCGCCGTCATGACAGGGATGTCGTAGGGACTGGCAGAGAGCACTACAGGAGCGAGATCCCGAACCTTGATGATGCTGTCGCCGTAGGCGGCGCCGGCAAACAAACCTGCGGGGATCTCGGCCGCAATCAAAGTGCGCCCAATGGCTGCGCTGGTCACTCGCTTTATTGCCTCTTGCCGCAGCAGCTCCGGCGACGCGCCATGCGCAGAAACCTCAATCACCAGCGAAACCGTGTATTCGATCCGGGTCGCCGCCATTACAGAGATCGCTACGGCTTCAGGCGCGCGATCGGCGTGCGAGACTGCAGCTCGAACGTCAGAAAGTTCGGTGCTGGTGGGTACCCTTCCAAACGGGCCGGCTATGACCACATCGGTGTCACCGCGCCTGCCGTGTACGGCGTGACCATTCACGCGGGCGTCCCAGAGGCCTAAGGTTCGATCTTCGCTCTGCGGCCAAGCGGCCCGCGCATCGTAAAGATAGCGGCCGGCTGATCCACTGGCGGGCATGTCGAAAGACAGGAGGAACCGGGTCAGCAGGCTTATGTCGCCTTCCATAACAGCGGCCGTCGTGTCTGTCGCAGGTACAATGATTTGCCGCTGAATGTTGCGGCCTGCTACCAGCGCATCCAGATTTGTCCTCTTTGCAAGCGGAGCCAGAAGTGCCCGCAGGCCATCGTTGACGCGAACGCGATCGAGGAGCCGAAGGAACGTCCAGGCCTGCCCGACGATGTTGCCGGTGTCTGTCTCCAGGTCGATCGTATCGTAGGTCGGCAATGTTGGGTCTTTGGCGCGACTTGCGGACCAGGACGCCGTGAACCGCGCTTTGAAAGCAGACAGTAGCGTTTCGAACTCGACAAGTTCGATCGCTTCCGGTTCCGGTACCCGCGATAGATCGATCGTTTCGAAGCTCATGAAAACCTCTCTGCGCTCGAAGCGTTGAGGCCCAGCACCACCGCCTGCTGGTAATTTCCGAAGCGACCTTCAGGGTAATAGAGCCCGCCATGACGGATGCCGAGCGCTCCGCCTGCAGTCATTCTCACCAACTGCAGTTGATCGATGCGATATTCCGGCTCCCATGCCGCAGCGCTCGCCACCATCTCATTGTAAAGCAGGAGTGCGATCGCCGGCGTGAGGTCTTCTGCCAGGAGCGAGCGCAAGTCGGCTCCGAAGGTCAAACGCATCACGCGCGTACCAAGCCGGGTATGCCAGATTTTCCGTAACGATTGAGCAAGATGAACCGGCCCGGTGATGATTTTGCCGGTTCGTTCATCAATGCCCGATCGGATGCGCAACGCTCCTGCCATCTTGAAGACCTCTTAGATGTCGTTCGAACCGCCTTCAGAGGCAGCGTTCGAGACAGGTTCGATGTGGAGGGCGATCAGTTCGGCGCGAGCTTGATCTTCGGTCAGACGAATGGTGTCACCCGCCTGGACACGTTGGCACGCGACACGCGAGGGCGCGGTTTCGGTAACCCGATATTCTATGCGGCCGTCCTCGTCTGCGGTCGCCTCGATCGTGCTGGATTTGGTTGCTTTCGCCAACGGTAGTTCTCCTTACTGTTCAGGTGGGCCAGACACTTCGCTGCCACGTTCGACTTCGGTGTGCTTGTGGTCCTTGCCGATGTTCACATCCTCATGCTCGACGACACCTTTGCTCATTCGCACGTCGCCGATCAGATTGATTCCGTTCGGGCCAAGCTCGATGCGGCCAGCGCCGGCTGCGATCACTGCTGTGTCGGACGATGTCGATGGTGCGGCGTGGTCACGATCATAAGAGCCGCGCATCGCGATCGAGCCGGCACCGATCGTGCCGGAGGGCGAGAGCATGATCATCTGTTCGCCCTCGGCGGGCTCGCTGTGGATTGAGAGCGAGCCGACGCCGGCCTCCTGCCACCGCAGCCAGGGCGACAGAACGTCGTCGCCGGCAGCTGAGGTTCCAACCTTCAGGCGCACACGCCGAGTGCTGGCGTCCTTAGCGACCACCTTTCCATAGATGATGGTCTCCGCAAGACGCCTTTCGGCGGCCTGAGTGCGGGCCAGTTGGCGTCGAAGCTCCAGCGACACAGGATCACGCATCGCCCGGCTCCTGCAAAACAGGAAGGTATGGTCGCATGGCTTCAAGAGCCTGCTGCGACTCGAACTGGAGCCAATCGTGTTCCGGGTCAAAGGTGGCGGTTCCGGTTGGGAACTCGGTTTGCCCGACATCCACAACAGTCTGCGTCCAAGTCACGGTGTAATAGGCAACGCCCTGCGAGGCGTCGCGGACGGTGAATAGCGGCTTCAATTCTGGCGGGGGAGCGGTCTCAGGCGGTAGCAACCCAACCGAGCCCCAGAGCACACTTTCGTCATCGCCCAGGATTTTCAGGATGCGTGCGCCAATCGCGAGGCCGATCGCTTCCTTCTCAACCCGGCGATTTCCGACAGACTTGGCTTCAGCGACGATGTAGGCCACCCATTCCACGTTGAGACTGAATGAGCCGTCCGAGAGGTTCGCCTGACGGATGCGGCTCCAGCCTATTCCAACGCCGGGCGCTGCGACCACCGACTTTGCAATGAGTTCGGAGACATCGACTTTGCCCGGGTGGCGAACGATGGCGAGACCAGGGTTAAGGGTCTTCAGGACTTCGACAATCGCTCCCTGGATGGCGTGAAGACGATCATCGGCGAGCAGCGCATCGAGGGACTTAGGCTCAATCATTGAAAGATGCTCCCGAAATGATCGGTCACCAGTTCGGCGATTTCCTGTTCATTGTTGTTGGAAAGGCCGACGAACGGGCGCGCAGGGATAGTGACCTCTTTGGCAAAGACAGTGCGATCGCCCATCTGAAAGACGAGCTTATCCGCAGTCTTCGGCACGATCGTCATGCCGTCTTGGTGGACATGGGCATATTCCCAAGTCGAGCCCCATTCCGCATCGGTGGCCGAGGCCGTCCAGATCAGAGAAGACAGGAGATGCTGGCCCGTGGCGACGAGGATCGGCGTGCCAGCGTTGTTCGGCTTCCAGGGCGTACCGTCTGGAGCCGTCTTTTCCTCGACGATGCGGCGGCGCGTCTGGCTGTCGCCCAGCGCTGCGATTGCCGTCATGAGTTCACTACCGTCAAAATCGAAAAGCGGTTCGAGCCGTTTCGAGACACGCTGCAGATCGCTGGCGTCAACGCTGAAGGATATTCCGCTCATATCCGCCCGAGCCTCTCGCGTGTGAACATGCGCTCGGGCGCTTCAAGGATCACTTCGTTCTGACCCACGTCGCCGACGTCATTCTGGCTGGAGCCGGTACCGGAGAGCGTAGTCGTCAATGCGCCTTTGCCGGCAGCGATCGCTTCAAGCCGCTTCAGCGCCTGGTCGTAGCGCTCCTTGATGTTCTCGGAAGAGCGCGAGAAGGCCAGCGCAATGCGATAGAACGCGATGTCCATGGTATAGAGGCGAAGAACATCCAGCGAATCCGCATCGAGCGCGGCAAGCTCTGCCGAGGCGTAACGCGCAGCAAGGATCGCCCGCACCTCGATCGACGCGTCGAGAAGGCCTTTTTCAATCCGACTGTCGTCGCGCACTCCGGTTTGTTCGTCCGCTGCGATCAGCGTCAGTTCGTTCGGAAAGCGGTCTGCCAGATCGGTGATGGTGGCATAGACAGCCATGGTGATGCTCCAGGTGTTAAGATGAATGCCGCTGTTACCGATGGCCTCTTTCGAGCTTCCATCCATCGGAGGGCTTCGGAGAGTTGCTCTGGGATGTAGTCAAGAGATTCTCCTCGCGGCGCTCCCGCTGCGGATTGGTTGCGGAGGGCGGACTTGAACCGCCAACCTGCAGATTATGAGCCTGCTGACCTACCTTTGGTCCACTCCGCTAAACGGCTTATTCCTCGTTGGCTTCGTCAACCTCACGCATCCGGCCGTCTATCTTAAGCTTCGGATCGGCGCGCAAAGCCTCTAAGACGCTCTTGCGGTCCTCGTCTGTCTCGCCAAGGTCTTCCCATTCCAGCTCAACCGGCTCGGGGCCAAAAGCGAAACCCGCCCGCCTGCGATCGCCGCCCGGTGCAGACACGATAAGCGTCTGCGTGACGATTACCGACTTGAACTCGCCTTCTTCTCCGCCTTCTTCACTGGCGGTTGATGGCTGCGGCTTCAGGTCTTCCAGCGAGGCACCGCCTGCGACCGCGTCCTTCAGGCTCTCGATCGTCAACTGCAGCTGCGCATCCCGCTTGTCTTCGGCCATCTTGTTCCAGGCGGATACGGAGAGCCCCGAGACTTGGTACGACATCGCTACAAGTTCACCCAGTTGCAGCGTCTGACCTTCGGCGATCTCAATCGTGGCCGGCAGCGTGTTTGAGCCGTTCAAAGTTTCCGGCTCGACGGGCCTCTTGGTGGCGTTTGTCGCTTTACGCGTTGACATGGAAATCTCCGTTTTGAGGGTCTTCGGGGAAAAGGCCGCTTGGCCTCTTGCCGGAAAACCCCGGCAGCTCGGGAGGAGGAGGAAGCTGCCGGGATCGCTCGCCGGACTGTCAGCCCAGCAGAGGTGCTTCGATGATCTGGACGAGGTTGCGGTTGGTGTTGGTCGAGCCGTCGATCTTCTCAGACTCAAGGATGTCGCGCGCCTTGAAGTAATTGCCGTTGCCTGTGATCAGGTGTGTCGGACGGATGCCAAGCTTGCGCCCTTCGTCATCGGAGAAGTTCTTCATGGCGCTGAAGGCGGCGCGCAGGTTGGCGGCAGTCAGTTCAGCCTTCGAGCCAAAGGCCATCTGCCAGAAACCAAAGCCTGCCGACACACGAGCATCGGTACCGTATAGATACTCGTCGCGCATGAAGACGTGATCCGAGGACTTGCCATCTTCTTTGGCCACGAACGAGTAGTCGCGGCGCTTCTGGAAGATGAAGGGTTTCAGTGGCCGGGACATATCGACCAAAATCCACGGCTCGCCGCTGCCTGCCTGCATGTTCGAAACGCTGGTCTGAGAGCCCGGCTTGCCGACCGGATGATCGACATCGAAGAAGTACTGGCCATCAAAGCAATCCGTCGTGAAAGCCGCATTGATAAGTTCGAACAGCACTTCATCCGGGTGAGTGGATGCCGACTGACCGAGCATCTCAAAACGCGGTGCGTAGAGATTGAGCTTGTCGTCCTCGATGTCGTCGCGGCTGACAGTGATCGTCGCTTCAAACTTGCGGTTCTTGATCGTGTAGCCCTTGCTTGAGAGAGCCTTGATCTGACGATCGCCGATCCATTCGCGCAGTTTCGGCATGTCGCCGAGCCAACCGTAGGTTTCCTCGCTGGAAGATGAATTGACGATCGTGGCGAGCGAAGCATAGATCGCGGTGGTGCCTGCAAAGCCCTTCTGAAAGGACGTATTGAAGCCGCGCTGCGCGGCGGCGAGTAGTTCGGGCGTAATGACGCGTGCCATGAAAGTGTCCTGAAGTGTTGGAGTTAGTAGCCGACGCGGACGAAAATCTGCCCGCCTTCGATGTGCATGATCTTGCCGGCCGCCGAGCGTGTGCCGGAGCCGTCCGTCTTGGCGACGGTCTGGTCATCGACGATGTAAGCGAGCTTATGAAGATCGCCCGCGCCGATCGCGTCGGCCGCGTGATTGAAGAAGCCAAACGTGCCGCGCCTGAACGGGACCTTTGAAGCACCGTCAGCGCCGGCGTTCTTCACCGTTTGCTCCGATACGCCGAGCACCGTCAGGTTTGTTCCTACCTTGCCTGGAACGGCGAGGCTGTTTTCCGTGACGACCAAAGCGCCCTGCAGGATGGTGGTTGCGCCTTTGACGGGAGCGGTGGACGCCACTGCCTCGATTTCGGTGACGGTGCGCGCCTGCGACATTGCAGTCATTGTTGGTTTCCTTCAGTTGGAGCGGGATCAGGCGGCGTCGAGGCCGTTGGCTTTTCGGTAGTCTTCTTCCGAGAGGCCAAGCTGCTTCATCACGTCGCGATCTTCGGCAGTGAGCGTGGAGGTCTTGTCATGCGGCGTACGGCTGTCGAGGCCGGATGGGCCGAGGCCGGTTCCAAGCGTTTCGAGCAGCTTTTTGACCTGCTCAAAGCCCTCCGGCGACGTGGCAAGCGCCTCATAGCTGTCGCGCTGCGCCGGACTGATCTTCTTCGCCTTCAGCGCGTCTTCAAGAAGCGTATCGACCTTTGCCTTGTGAGCGGCCTTGTTGCCGTCCTCGATCTGAGACGACAGGGCTTTTACCTTGTCGAGCGCTTCCTGGTGGATGGCGGGGTCAATGCGACCCTTCAGCGTTGAGATCGCAGAGAGGCAAGAAGCCTCCGATGCATCTTCAGTGAGACCAAGGGCGGCGGCGAGGGCTTTCAACATGTTCTTTTCCGTTTTAGGGGTTGCGGTAAGGGTCGCCGACGCCACGGCCGGCATTGAAGCCGCAGGCGCGGCGACAAGTGCTGCCGAATGCAGCCATGTCGCCTTGCCGTTGTCGTCGGTCTTGATGGTGGGGGAAATGTAGCGGTGGGTACGAGCCGCCAGAACGCGGACACCTTCATCGAGCCACTCGGTCTTGCCGTAAAGGCCGTCCTCCCGCGCTTCGAGCTTGTTGATCCAGCCGACCGCAGGAGCTGCATCGCCGAAAAGCGCCTTCTTCACGGTGGCATGATCGATATCGACGGGGAGATCGACGCCATCGGCCGCAAAGCGCTGAACGAGCAATTCAGGGTCGATCTCAAACGAACGACCATCGCGAGCAGTAAAACGGCCACGCGGAGTGACCTTGATCCATTCGGGGCCGCGAGGCGTTGCGGACTTCGCAGCGGATGGGTCGCCAGCAAACGCATCAAGCACCGTTACGCCGGTCATCGCGTCGATGGAGGCGGAACTTGCTTCAGGAGCAAGGCAGGTCAGGGAGTGGTGAAGCCGTGTTTTCATCATGACGGCAATCTAGCCGCCATTGAAAAAAGCTACGGCTGACAGCTGTCAGCCTTCGAAATTTACAGATTGCGTTGGGATGTGCCCTTGTAATCCGTCAGCGGGGGAAGGATCAAGAGCAGCGCGAACATTGAAGGCGAATTAAAGCCCGTGGACGCGTTTCGTAACCATAAACGACGCTTCGGTCGTCGAAGCCCTTCACGCGCGCCTGTGGCCGTCCTATTGTTGAGGCCTGTGGCAAGGGGAATTTCCAATGCGATCTATTTTGGTAGTGGCTTTTGCTTCGTGGTGCGTAGCGGCGAATGCTGCGGATTTTCCACCCGCGACCGACTATCTGAATAGTGGACTGGATTGCGCTTCGGAGCGAAACGTTGGCAGCTGCAAGTACAGCAAAGAAGCGTGGCCCAACGATTACAACGCTGCGATCAAGGGCGACTATCAAGGCCAGAGGAATGTATCTTATTGCCTATCGACCGGCTGCAATGGCGCGATCCGCGAGAACAAGATTCTAGGTTGTGCGTGGCGGTTCGTCATTGTCGAGAGCGGACACCTTTCAGCTGACAGCAGCGACACCACCAATCTCAAATATTATTGCGGACCGGAACACATCGACAAAGCCGGTCTGGCGACAGCCGAAGCCCAAGCCCGCAGACTTCTCAAAATGATCGAGCACTAATTGCGAAAGCCTTCGGTCGGGCTTATATTGTGTCTGCGTGGCAGCGAAACCCGTTGTCCTCGATGACCACTGGAGGGGAGCCGGCGCAAGCTGGAGTTCGGTCCCTCCCTGCCACGCTTTATTCCCACGGCCATTTCAATCCAGCGCGCTCAACCTGTCGCCTTGCCTCTTGCGCATCCTTCTGATGCAAAGAGGTCGCTCGCATGTAGCCGGTCCTGCTGACAGCAACGAACGCGCGCCAAACTGATTTCCCAGCCTGCCAATAGAGCGACCGAGTGTTTGCTTTGCCTGCGATGTCTGGAAGGATCGCGCCACCAGCGATGATGTCTGGCAAGACGCTAAAATCCTCGATCGGCATCCGATGCTTCTCCATTCGCTCGGCGATCGCCTCGCTTGTTATCGAGACCACAGGCGATGCCGCGCCAAGTGCGTCGGCGAGCGCCTGACTGTGACCGGCCGGCAACCAGACCTTCTCTGGCAAACGAGGCGCGAGCTTCAGATATGGATCGGCCCAAAGCTCCTTCAGGACGCGAGTGGCGTCCTGCGCATCGGCTGCAGCAAGCTTGGTTTCGAAATTCTGGATGAGGGTCGATGTCCTCGACAGGCCGGGGTTGGTTGCCCAGCCGGGATCGATGCCAGGAGGAACGCGCGATACCTCACCAGTTCGACGGTTGGTGAACATGATATCCGGGCCAAGGTCGGGTGGGCTGTCGGTGTACCAGACGTGAACGTCATTCCCGTCAGGGTCTTTGCCCACAACACGTTTCGTTCCGATGAGCATCTTCGCCTCACGCGCCGAAATCATCCTGACCTGACATTTGCACAGCCATCCGTTAGGAGGCCAATGCGTGCGCCAGAATGGGTGGTCGATCGGAAGTATCAGTCCGACCCATTGCAAGTGTTCCGGCCGTGGGTCTGAAGATGTCGTGCGAAGATAGAGCGCATAAGGCAACACCTTCTTCGACCTCTGGGCGCGCTCCCACTGGCCAGCCGCCCTGGCGCTGTTCATGTTAGACCAAAAAGTGGTTCTCAGTCGCCGATCGCTGGTAAAGTTCACCATGCGCTCAGGTTCGTTACCCGCTGGATCAACCACCATGCGCGGTCCCCACCAGCCAAGTTTTGTAAGTTCCTTCTCGATCTCCGGCTTCCAACCCTCAAAGCCCTGACCACTAGCGATCGCTGAAGATATCGTTGATCGGAAGGCGTTGAGAACGTCCAGCTCCACCGCCTTTGCGACGGTGAACTTATAAGCGTGTTCTTCAGCCCAAACGTCCAGCCAGGAGAACGCCGGGGCGTTGGTCTTGCCGTCGAAATAATCGGTCACTGTCGACGGCGGAGCAAAGCCGCGTTTGATCTTCGCCATCAGCTCAATCCGCAGTATCGCCAACGCCTCGCGCGATCGCGGTTAGGCGACCAAGCTTTTCAGCGAGCTTTGTGGCATCCGGCCGTTGCGTTTGAAGCATCTTCAAAGCGTCTTCAAAACTGCCAGCCGTTTGGATAATGGCGGCGATCGGCTGCACGATCGGGTTCACCATCTCCTGCCAATCTTCCATGGCGTCGATGAAAAGCTTGTCGAGCTGCTGCAGGGCGTCCGGTTCGCCAGCCTCGGCAGCCGAAAGCGCCTCACATGCTCCACACCTGCAAGCGCGACGGTGATCACTGACGATGGCAGAGAGTGCGGCGACTTTGGACTTCACGTCCTGGTCCTCGACATCTTCTTTAGCGTCTCTCGCGGCCTTAACGGTTGCTGATTTCGTTTCAAGCTTGGTTTCCGGGTCGGGCGATTGAGATGGCTTCGGAGGGGTCAGCAAATCGTCATCGGCCTGCGGATCGGAAAGGCCTAGCTTTTCTCGAACCTCAGACTGCTTCACCTTCAGCCCGAGTGGCACCAATGTGCCCAGCGAATCCGACAGCGCCTTAACGTCCTCCGGGTCGGGAACAGGAAGTTGGAGGAATGGATATCGGTCTTGCGGACCGAAGTTGAGATCGACAAAAGGTTTGATCAGGTCGCGATTGATCGTGAACGCCAGTTGCCGGCAGTCCGCTCGCAGAAGCTCAAGGCGCACTTCATTATGTATTTTCGCTTGGCCGAGAGAAGAGCCGTCATCACTTGTCATCGTCTGGCCGACGACCAGCTTCGAAATCTGTTTATCCACATACTCCAAGAGGCCGCCGAAGACCGCTGCGGCGTTGGCACCGTTCACTTCGTGGAAGTCGATATCCATCCCAGCCGGAATGATGGCAGCCGCGTCGTTTGCGATCGACGCCACCGCCTTCAGCAGAGTTCTCTTGTCAGCTGCGCTAGCGCCTGCGTTGTACTTGCCGACACGCAGCGGCATCCCATAGACCTCGGAAAATGCCGCCCAATCTTGCAAACCGAATTGCTGAATGAGATACGCCCAGGCTGCAGGGCGGGCCATGCCACGGCGTAGAGGCAGGCCGAGGCGGGTGCGAGGGACGTGGCGGATGAACTTGGCTTCGGGGAGTTCTTCGCCCTCGATCGAGCCATCTACCGCGAGGCGTAACTGGCGCAAGGACAGACGATCCATCTGAAAGAAGCGAGCGTCGCGATCAATATATTGAACCGGCCGCAGAGCCTTTCGCTCATACTCCCACATCATTTCGACCATCGCGTATGACTTGTTGATCGCGTCGGGCAAGTGGCCACGAGCCCCCGCGAAGCCCTCATCGTTGATCAGCTCCTCGACCGCATCAACGATTACGGTAGGCGCTTTATTGGCCTCTAGCGTGGCGTCTACGCTTTCGATCGCCAACCGGCGTGTCTGTAGCTGCGATGCATAGTGGAGGTAACGCTCCTCCATCTCTTCAGCAAGAGTAAGGTAGGAGCGCGCGTTTCCTTCAGCCGCGTCTCGTAGAATCGTGCCGAGACGCTCCGGCGTCAGTCCAGTCGCTACACGCTCTTCATGTGTGCGACGGACGCCGGCAACGGTAGGCGTCGCGACCTCATCCGACAGCGTGCTGAGAACGATCGGGCGGCCATCAGGACCGAGTATGGATGATGTGCGGGTGGTCACCAATGTTGCCTTCCGTAATGGCCGTCGTCGTCGTCATCGTTTCTGTCTTCGCTCAGTGCGCTCGCGGCCAAATAGGCGTATTCGAACCACTGCTGGCGGCTGGCGTAGTGTGCGAGAGCGAGTGCCACGGCAAAGTCACCGTGACGTTTCTTATTGGTCTCACCCGTTCGCGCGTCGGGGATTTTCGGGATGCCGCGAATGACCTTGACCAACCGGATATCGCCGAGGTGCTCGTCGTCCTTCACTAGTTCCAGCATGCCCTCGTCTTCAAAGGCGGCTTTAAGCGGCGGCATGTGAAGCCGGTACCAGTCCGAGTTGCTGGTGAACTTGATCGGGTCGATCAATCCGCCGCCACCTTCGGGGTTACGGAAACCAAATATGCGGCCCATATCCTCTGCAACAGTCCAGCCCATGCCGGTAGCGTCAAAGGCAGCGCCCACGAGCCTTGGCGCTGACTTCAAGATCGTGCCGGTGATCAGCTTCTGCTCATCACCTGGCACATTCCGCATCTCGACTGTGAGGGCGCTGCGTCGGCATAGCAGCTTGTCGATCGAGAGTAGTTTGGCAACAGACAAGTCAGCCACGCGACCGAAGTCGAAACCGAGGGCGTGTTGTCGATCGCGCCGCAGATTTTGCAGCGCTGCGGTGAGCTGGAGCAAACAAGGAGCCATCATGGCGGCACGTTGCAGGCGAGAAAGCTGCAGATAATTTGTTGGCAGCTCCAGCCGAATGATGGGAGCATCTTCCGGTTTCAGAGTCATGCGCGCTTCGATCAAGGGCGCGGGCAACCATGTGCCGCTGCCCTGCGTCGGAACGCAGAAAAGTTCTTCGTCCGCGCCGTCGCCATAAAACTTGATGATGTTTTGGCGCCAAGTAGCTTCAGCTTCAGCTGACCACTCCTTGCCTGTTACCAGACAAATGCGCTCATACAGACCTTCTCGAAGTGCATCGTCAAAGTCGATGCGGAGGTGCTTGTACGGTTTTCGTTCGGCAAGAATATCCTGAATCTGCTCATTGAAATGATTATCGACACCGTTATGGGTTGAGCAGACCACAACTTGACCGCCCCACATCAGGAAGGCGAGTGCGGCCTTAAGCAGCTCTTTGAGGTTATCGACGAACGCGGCCTCATCGATCATGACCACGCCCTGCTTGCCGCGCAAAGAACGCGGGGCAGACGAAAGGCCGATGATCTCAAATCCAGAGGCAAACTTGATACGGAACGCCTGGATCGAACGCTGACCTTCGTCGTCGCTATCGTCAAAGACCGTTTCTTCGATCTCGCCTGCAAGCTGGTTAAAGGCTCGCGCCCACATGGCACAGGCGTCGATAAACTCGCGGGTCATCTCCTGGGAATAGGAGATATACATCACATCCATGCCGCCTGCGGCCTTAGTGCGGGCAGCCTTCAGAACCGCATAGGAGGCAAAGCCCCAGGTCAGACCGATACGGCGACTTTTCTCGACAAAAAGGACTTCGCACCCGGCGCTCTCAAGGAGGCCAACCGTTCGCTGCTGATAGGGCAAAAGCGCCTTACGCCGCTCGATACGTTCCAGCACGGCGTCCGTGGAGAGGCGTCGGGCGTTGATCCACTCCTCTGTCGAGATAGGTCCACTCATTTTGTTACCCCGAGGAACCGATCGAGGATCTCGCGAGCGCCTTCATCTGTGATGCCCTTTGATTTCACAACAGCGGACACGGCCTGTTTTGCCCTCTCAGCAAGATCGGCCTCAACCTTCTGGCGGCGAGCAGTCGAAACCCCCTGTGCTCTGGATGCGGAATACAAGGCATCGGCCAAAGCCTTCGCGCCCTTTGGATCGAAGCCGGCTTCTCCGCCAGCGGTCACGAGTTCGAACACCAGCGTCTTGATTGCCTCGGAAGCTATAAGGGTGAGATCGTCCGACGCGGAGGCGTCGAACTTGCTGGCCAGCGTCATGGCAATTTCCCGCGTCTGGTTAAGACGCTGTGTCAATGTTGCAAGACGGATCGAATAGCGGTTGAACGCCGTGAAAGATGGGATCGCAAATTCTAGCTCGCCGCGATGTTCACGGTGCACGGCCTGAAGCTTGCTGACGAAATCCGAATAGATTTCCGTCTGTGTTCTCTCACGCTTCTGCAGCTCCTCGGCCGCCCACGCGACGGCGTCGGCGCAAGCTTCTGGCAGCAGCTCAATCCCTGACAGGCGACCGCGTCCCATCGTCACACCGCTGGCGAAGGACGCTTCACGCCTTCGAGGATGGCACGGCGCTCGACGTGGTCGACACCGAGGCGAGTGAGTTCAGCTATGAGAACGGTTCCGGCTTCGGTGTTACGGACAGCACCAATGTCCGCCAGATAGCGGAGCTGCTGGCGTATCCACTCCCGCGATCGGCGATGCGCAAAGGTTTCCAGAACTGTTGAAAGGATGCTCTCGTTGAGACGTCCATCCGGCTGGTCGTTAAGCGCCTTCAAAATGACGAGGCGAGCATCCACGGTCAGATGCTGGTTATAGTCGTTCATGCTGCTTGACCTTTCCCGATCAAGAAATCCTCAACCCGATTAATGGTGCGGGCCACGCCCTTCTGGCTCTCCTCCATTCTTCCGATGTTACCGGCCATGTCGGATATCTGGAGGCGCATCTCCATCACGTCCTTCGCATTTGGAAGGTGTTTCAATTCGCTCTCAAGCGTCTGGGTACGCTGTCCGAGTGCGGTGATGGCTTCCATCAACCTTTTCTTCTCCTCGGAGTCGCTCTTTTTGAACTCTGCCAGCTCCGTGGCAGTTTTCTTCGCGCCAGAGGTGACGAACATCCAGATCGACGTTCCAACCGAGATCAGGAGCGCGATGAGCCCCAGCCAAGAGCGCAGATTTTCCATGTCCATTATCGGTATCTCCGCTCGTGGCGAGTCTGGCAGTCGATGCAGCGAGTGGCTGACGGCAAGGCTTGGCGACGTTGCTGAGGAATGTCGTTAGGGCAGTCCTCACACTGGATGGAGCCGGGGCCAAGCAACGCTCGGGAGGCCTCGGCAATCTTCGCTTCCCGCTCTTGCTCTGCACGCTGTTCCGCCTGATCGAAAGCAGCATTACCTCCGAAATTCATCGAATGCGCCGCCAAGTCTTGACAGCGTCAACGGCCTGCCGACCGAGTTCCTTGACGGTATGCCCGCCCATGTAGAGACCGATGAACCAGCCAGTGAGCGTCATAAGCGTGGCAATGTCCATTGTTTCGAGGGTCGATCCGAAAGCGCGGGCGATCGGGAAAATCAGCAGCGCGCAAATCCAAAAGAACGCCAGCAGATACATCCAGCCCCAGCGCCAAGCTGACGGCCAAAAGCCCTCTGCTTGCTCTGCCTGAAGCAAAGCAAACTGGCCTGCTAGTCCTTGCTGATAAACCGCGATCAGCTCCGGCATCTGAACCTCGATGTCGCTGACGGCATCGTTAAGCTCTTCCTCGCTGGCGGCAGGAATTGCCTCGGGCTCGACGCCCAGGCGTTCGGCAACCTGATCAACGACAGTTCCGGCAAGCGTACCGGCAAAGCCGCCAACGTGCTTCTCCAATACGTTTTTGATGATGGGCGCGCCGACTTTGGCAGCTGCACCGAGAAGGATTGATGTGATGGCTGCGCTCATATCAGAAGCTCCGCAGCCAGTTCGCCAGACGCGGTGCTCTACCGGCGACGCGAGCGGCGATGATGTCGCGATACTGGTAAGCTTGCCACGCAAGATATGCGATGGCGATCAAGGCGATACCGCCACCGACCCACGAGGCAAGATGATCCGGCAGCGCCGATGAAGGATCGACAGGTGCTGGCGCTGTGACCGTGTTGACGACCTGATCGCCAACAGCCACGCCAGCGCCGCCCGTCGTTGTCGCCACGCCTTTGGTTGTCTTGGCGCGCGCATCAAGTTCGCGCTGTAGAGTGGACAGCGTGGCCTTTCCGATCTTTCCATCGACAGTGAGGTCGTACTTCGCCTGGAAGCCTTCGACCGCTGATCGCAGGATTTTGCCGGTGGTCAAGCCCGCGTCATATCCAATGCTGATCAGGCCCTTCCTGGCATCCTCGATTTCCGGCGTGGTCGCCGACACAACGAACGTTGCAAACCGGGACGCGTCGGAAGCCGGAAGGCCGACGACATCGATGTCGGCAGGAAACTTCCCAAGCAGGAGAATATTGGCTTCTTCAGCGCGCCGCCGCGTCAAGCCGCGCAGCACTTTGCCGCCAGCCTTGTTCCAAAGACCGAAGCGACGGCGCGTCTCTTCGTCCTTACCGGCGAGAAAGGATTTCACCCAAGAGGCCTTGAGGATCGCGCCGGTGTTCCAGTCGAAGCTGACGCCCGCATCGATCTCACTCTGGCCCGCGCTCACGCCTAGCGCCTTCATCACGCGCGGCATGTAATTGCGATCGACGGCAAGGTCGAAAAGCCGGTCGCCCTCTGCCTCCGTTATGGTCATGCCTGCCTTCGGCACAACAACGCCGGAGGCAGCGGTCAGACCCGGCCCCACTGTCCAGACGCCCACCGCGTCACGGTATGCCTTACGGACCACACCGCCTTCGCGGGTGTAGATATATTTTCGCCCCTTTGGGCTGACGGTTCTTGACATGAAAAAGCTCCAGGCGCGCGGTGCGAACTGGAGCGACTATGCGACAAATCTGAATTGCGGCGCGGCTGACAGCTGTCAGCCTTAAAACAATTCGCCTTGGCTACTTTCCTTGAAGTCCTCTTTCATGCGCCAGATTGTGCGCTCGTGCAAGCCTGTTGCCCTGGCAACCTGTCGGACGCTCATTCCAGACGCCAAGAGGTGACGAGCTTCTCTGCGAGCATTCTGCAACAAAGACGCCGGTCCTCGGGGGAGGACTTCGTTACTGATACCCTTCAACAGTCCTTTAGCGTCAAGAGTTGCAAGTCCTCGACAAATTTTATCGGCCGTCTCAAAGCCAACAAGCTCTGTCAGCCAATGACTTTCCTGTGCACGCGCTGGTATCGAGACGCGCGTTCCTCCGTGGCTCTGTGCGATTTTGTAGGCCACCTGCAAACCAGCAATATCCGCGATGTCGCCAAGCAGCCCCGGAAGTTTGGTCAAGAGCCTGCTCCCGGTTGCCAGCTGATCAGAACGCCCGTGAACTTCGATTTGCCTGGATGAGTATCCATCCAGAAGCGCCCCATAGTCTCTCGCGCGGTCCGTCCGTAGAGTTTCGCAGGGAAGCTATTGCCGAGGTGTTCGGGCGCGAAACCATCGGCCCGCGCAAACGCTTCGACATCATCACGACGCAAATGCACGCCGTCGATGACGATGGTGGCGATCAGCTCGTCAATGAGATCGCTGATGACGATCTCCACCGACCGGACCTCAGTGCAGACAGGGTCGGCAATGATCTTGCGGCAGTATTTGGTTCTCAAGCCAGAGTAGAGCTGGATGCGCTCGCCCGGCCGCGCGTGGCGGCTCCGCTCGCTCCGCACAGTCTGTCGCTTGTGACCGCTCTCGATCTGTCCGCTAAAGAAGGATTTGAAACCGTAAGCCACCATCAGCCCAACGCCTTCTTAGCCGAGGGCTTGCGTCCACGAATGAGCTTTCCAAAATTGTTCATGACCTTGATCCACTCGGCGTCGGTCACTTCCCGATACGTGATCGGTCGGTCGAGCATCCCGGTTACCGCAGGCCAGAAACCATCGAAACCGGGCTTCATGAGAAGCGAATGCTGCGCCAAAGCGATCTTGTAGCCGTAGCGGGTCTCATATGCCTGGCAGGGCTTGCGATCGCTCCAGTCAACACCGCCCTCACGCGCGATCCATGCTTTGAGCGCCTCGACCACCTTCTGCGCGTCGGCGTACCGGTTGATCCACTGTGCGCTTTCAATGCCGGTCTGGCGTTTGACGAAGGCCGTCATAGCGGCGTCGTCGCGCTCTCGGATGATGCCGAGGTTGTGAGCCGCAATCCAGAGGCTCTGGATTTTTGCAACATAGCGACCGTCCAACTTGCGCCGGCCGTTCGGTCGAACTATAGCGGCCGGCTTAAATCCGAGTCGGCGCAGTTCGGCCACGATATCTTCCAGCTGCCGCGCAGTCATAGCCGACAGTCGCAGCTCGCCTGTGACACGCTTGTACAAGTCGCGACGCTCATCGTCTTCGCTAATGCCGAGTTGGTGCAAACCAGCGTAAATAGTGTTGTGAATGGTCATGCTGCTTCTCCAAACTTTCCGACTTCGTCGCCCCACACCGTCCAACCCTTGCGATTAGTGCGGCTAAAGAGTTCCAGCCTGCCAAAGGTGCGCGAACAGCTTCATCGTGACAGCCTTTCCGCGATCGACGTGGCCAAGTCGGTCAGGCAAAAATCCACTTTCGAGAGCGACCGTTTCGATCGCCCGTCTTCCTCGGCGGTGATGATGCGTGCATAGGCTTTCCCGTCTTCCTGAAAGCAGAAGTGGCCTTGCGCCTGATAAGCGTCGATCATCTGCGCCAGAATAAAAGTAGCGTCACACGTCCTCGGCATCGCAATCCCTTTCAATTTCGCTCGTGGCGTTGGTTGATTTGAAGACTGGTATGAAGACGCGGACGTAAACGAGGCGGACGGTCCACCCTTCAGCCTGTGCCTTCGACCATGAAGCCTCACGCGTCTTTTTGACGGGGAAGCGTGCGGCGATCGCGGCACTCGGCGTGTCGCGAACTGTCTTGGGCAGAAGACGACCTTTCGGGTTGCACAGCGCGTGACCCTTGGAGAAAGCAGGCGGGATAGCTGGCTTTTCTTTCATGGCGAACCCGCCTTCGAAGGTTTCGGGCGACGGCTGTCAGAGCAAGCGGAAAAGGCGGGACCGTTGCAGCGAGAGCAAGGCCGCATATCCCCGTCGATGCCTTCCACCATCTTGGTGTCATCGCAACAATGGCAGGAAATGCGAGAGCTGTTTGGCTTACTCATTTGCGGAACCTCGAAAGGTCAGTTGCTTGGCCGGAGCGGGCAATGCCAGCAACGGCGCGGCCTTCTTGGTCTCTGCCTTTTTGGGTTTCGTAGCCTGCTTCTGCTCGGCCTCGATCTGGTCCAACTGGCGCAGGATGTAGGCAAGCTCGAAATGATCGGTCGTTTCGATCTCAAGCTTGATCGTCGATTTCCCAGCCTTGCTCAAAGCAGAAAAGGCTTTCAGGCGGGCGGTATCGAAGAAGATGGCCGTCATGGATCGACGCCCTCCGCCTGCGTTGCGGAGTCGATCGAGAGACGTGCGTATGAAAGCGGATGCGGCATAAACTCGACGGGGTTGACGGGGCTTTCGCCGTCGATGTCCCACCAGTAGGCTTTCTTGCCGTTATCAGACCAGAGAGCCTCATAAGCGCGTCCATCCGCATCGCGCACCCAAAGGGGATAGGAGCACCCGATCTTCAGTTCGCCCAGGTCGTGACGGTACGCGACGCTCCTGTCAGCACCAGCGATCGGTAGCCACCGCGCAGATAACATCAAGTCCGATTTGGAAACGCCCGCTTCCAGATGCGGCTCTGCGCTCGACAAGATCGACGATAGAAGCCGCATATGCTTGGTGCCGTTTCGATACTCATTCGCGCACGTAGCGCAGAAGCGGTCACCGACATTGTCCACGAAAATCTCTTCGGCGGAGTAAGTGCAACCATCTACGTCTGCGGCGTGCCACCTGCAGGTGAGGCAGAAATACATTGCCGAAAGAGCGCTAGTCTTTTCCTTCTCCGCCGAGGTCTCTGCCTCGGCAATCGCCGCTTCAATCCGCGATAGGGTGTGGCGCTTGAGGGTAGCGCCCTCGAGATCCGACCTTACTTCATCCGCGCGTATGTAGAACTGGACTGTCTTACGGAAGAGTTTCGCCAGATCGAGCAGTTCCAAGGATGCTTGATTTGCCAATGTCATCGCTTTCCGCCTCACTGCAGCGCCGAGCTTGAAATTTCCGCAGGCTCGATGACAAAGTCTTCGCCTTCGGACGAGATCGAAACACCGCTCACCAGCCGGGCCTTGTCAGGATCGGCAAGCATGGCGTCCTTGTTCAGTTCCTCGCGCGTGCGGATGAAAGCGCTCAGCCCAAGCTTCTTGCAGCCCTCGATTACGGCCTCCATTCCACGAATGGAAACTTTTGGTGGGCGCGATCGCCAGTTGATACGGCCGCTGCCGAAGTCGTGATATTTGACACGGCCGTCGTTTGTCAGAGCGAGCCGGTTCGCCTCGCAATAGGTCTGCACGCCCCGCTCATGCTCCGCCAACTCCTCAAGCAGTTCGGCGGTGTCGGCTTCCAACTTCTCGGCGGCAAGACGTACGACTTGGTCCGCAAGCGACTTTTGCGCGGCGATTTTACTGCGCAGTTCGCCAATGCGGCTTATGGCAAAAACAGCGTCTTCGCGATTTTGTGGAACGCGTGAGATGGCCTTGGTCTTGTTCTTCAGTGCAGTTTTCAATGTCTTTTCCTCAATATTCGGGCGTTGCTCGAAGGACATTTGAAGTCCTTTGAACCCTGTCTTCAGGCGTGGGGATTTCCGGGGAACGGAACGACATTCGTTCCAGGACGCATCAAGTGGAGTATCTGCGCACTGGCGGGAGAGACCGTCTTCGTGAGTTGTTCGGTGCTGGCCAGCTGCAGAGCTGCGACAGCTTCTTCGAGTGCCTCTGCGGTTTTGACGAAAGCTTCAAGGCGTTGAACGAACTCCTCCACTTCTTCACTGCTCAGGACGACGCCGCCATGCCGGTAATCAGAAAAGCGCGAGCGCGTGACCCGCAGGTTTTCAGAAAGCATGTGATCGATACGGTTCATTGGTCGGTTCCTTTCGAAATTCGGCTGTGAGGACAATTGTTGCGGCAGGCGTTGTGCATGCGAACAGCGTTAGCGCTGGCAGTCGAGAACGGACGCCTCTGCCATCCGAGGCAGATATCGCGGCCGATCTCCTGCAGGATCGGGCAGTTCACGGTCTCCGACATCAGCGCGCCGCGCACGAGCTGCTCAATGCGGGCGACATCGCCGGGATAGCTGTTGGACAGGAGCTGGCTGACGGTCGAACCAGCATAGCCAATGCGTTTTCCGACTGCTGTTTGGTTCTCAGCGTTGCAAGCTTCTGCTAGCGCGATGATCCACTCGGGAGGGTTTCCCCAAGCGGCGCGAGCGCGTTCCAGATTGTCTGGCCGAGGCTTGGTGATGGTCATGGCTCGACCTCCACAGTCTCCGGCTTACCGAAAATCTTCTCGGCATTCGGGTCGTAGACCACGTGGGTCTTCAGCAGCTTCGGTGACGCCGGCCCGGTGTTTCGAACGAGACGCCAAATGGCCGGCTTTGATGGTGTGCCTCGCTGCAGGGCGATCAGGTATTCCGCCTGGACGAGCCGCAGGATGTAATTGCGAGCCGAACGCTCGTTTATGGAAAGCGTGTCGGTAGAGGCGTATTTCGTGATGTCGACGAGCGAGAATCCTTTGCTGAAGAACGGCGATCGCATCGCGTTCCAGAGCGCCTGACGGGCTGTCATATGATCGACAATTAACGTGCCGTCCCGCTTGAAGCTCGGAGTTGCGGACTGTCGCTTTACAACACGGTAGAGCGTCGCAGCACGTTCAGCGCTTTCGACTTCGCGGCGAACGATCTCCGCGTTCTCCAGCATTCCGACGAACTCGCTGATCGACTGTTTGGAGGTCGGACCGCAGAGCGCGTAGATGTCATTGACACTGAAGGGTTGGCCCTTCATCTCGGCATCCATCATCACGCTCCAGTAATAGGCCTGACCCATTCGCACCGGCGCTTGCTTGGCGACGGCAATATTGAGCGCGATCGACATTACGCCGCCTCCTTTCGCGTCGGCAGGCGGGATCTGGAAAACAGCCCATTGCCGCCCTCGTAAGCAGCGAGGTTGATCGAGCTGATGCCCATTTTCGCGGCGGCCTCGGCAATGTTGTGCAGGGAGTTGCCAACGCGGCGCACCCGGCCTTCGCCTTCGCTTCTGGCCTTTTCGAGCAGATCATCTGCGATCATCAAGTTCGGATAGAATGTCCGCGCCAAGGTCCGGGCATCCTCCATGTCGCAGGGGTGGGCGTACTTGGTGTCGAGGACGAGATCGCGGAACCGGTCACCGACATGCTCCAGCTTCTTCGGAAACAGCTCTTCACCGATGAGCATCACCGGAACGCCGCTAGCCTTCGCAATACCTCGCACAAGCTCGATCAGGTTTTTCTTGATGAGGAGATCGCCCTCGTCGATGATCAGAGGGCGGCGGGGATCGCGTGCCAGAAGACCGATGATCTCGTCTTCCATGTCAGAGAGAGTCCCGCGAGGCTGATAAATGCCAAGCTCCGAAAGAATAGATTTCAGCAGCTTGGCGCGGGTCCATGTGTCTCGAACCTCGACATAAGCCGCGCCGGTCTTGTTCTGGCAGTAAAGCGCAGCAACACTTTTGCCATAACCGGAATAACCAGCCAGAACGCCAAGGTTAGGCTGAAGCGGATGACGGTTCTGCAGGGACCGGACAAGAGCGAGCGCCGTGCTGACGTTCTTGATCGGAGCCGTGTCACCATTGACTTTTACAGGTTGTGTCGTCATTTTAATCCTCGTGTTTATTGCAATGCAGAGGGGTCGATGGCAGTCGGCCCCTTTTTCCTGACCTAGCCGCGAAGAGCGGCATCGATCCCGAAATCCTCGAATATGTCGCGTCGTGTCTGGTAATCGGCGCTCGCCTTGTAGCGAGCGAGCTTCCCGGCCGTGCCATCGTCCAGCGCGACACCGGAGGCGATCTGCGCCTCAATCACCTGCGCCCACTTGAACATGCGCGCGCTGTCAGAGAGAGCTGCATCCGGGTCCAGATGAATGACGGTTGAGGAGCCTTTCAGCTCGGCTTCGCGGACGATCGCGGCGTGCAGTTCTGCCGCCTTTTCATTGAGCGACACGGCCTGCGGTACCTTCGGCGTCGTCATCGCCTCAAGAGCCGCTTCAAGCGCCGGTGTAGTGTGCTGCTGCTCGCGCTTGGGAAGTTGGAAGACGTTCGCGGTCCCGGCGAGACGCTCCGCCTTCTCCTTCTTCGCAAGGCGGATCGTGCGCTCGATGCCGGAAGGCCCCTTCTTCAATTCGCGAAGGTCGGCTTTGATCTCGCGTTCCTTCCGACGGATAAGGTCGGCCGCGATCTCCTTCTGCGCCTTGACGTAAGCCTGCGGGTTTACCTCGGACAGCTCCGGGCAAACGGCGACGTCGAGGTAACGGCCAGTCTCGCCGTCAAAGACGTACATGCGCCCCATATCAAGCGGATCGAGCCTGCAAAACACGCTGGTACCAACCATGATCGAACCGGCCAAATAGAAGAAACCATCGTTCTGAATGCCCCGCTTCTGCATGACGCGGTAACCGTTCTTGCCAGCGACAGGCATAAGCAGCGCATCCAGTGCGCGCTCGTCGACACGGTGAATCTTCGAAAGCGATGCCGCTGCGACCTCGTTAGGCGTCCGGTCCTTCAAACCGCCGTGGCCGCGCTCGTGATAAACGTACTCAAGCCAGTCATCGATATGGCGCTGCAACTGCTCGGCGGTTAGCGCGACTTCGAACAGTTCTTTTTCGTCAGCGCCCAGCCGATCAGCGAATGACTTGCGACCTTCAATCGCTTTGCGGTCCGCGACAGAGTGACCGATGTAGCCCGGAAGCTGAGGGCAGACCTCATGCTGGAACGTCTTGATCACGCGTTCGACGTGACCCTTTTGCTCCGGGCTGTAGGCGTCCGAAACGTCTGGATCGATGCTGAGATCGGCAAACAATCGCTTGATAGACACGGCTACGAAGTCGCTACCGTTATCAGTCTTGATAACCTTTGCCACGCCCCATTTCAGAATGGCTTTCCGCATCATCAGGCCGACAGCGGACGCGCGCGGTGTTTTCGAAAGGGTGATGACCAGCCGACGTGTGGCGATGTCGATGCAAGCGTACAGCGAATGGCGACCGTCGAGGCATAGAGCATCAACCGGAGAAGCGTCGATCATCCAAAGAGCATTTGGATCGGTGATATGGCGATAGGTGCCTGTACCGGAGATCTTCATATGTGACCGGAACTTGTCCGGGTCTGTGATCTTTGTCAGAACAACCCGCTCCGAAGACTTCAACTGCGCAATGAAATGCTGGAAGGTGCGCTCGGGCGGCAGCGGTTTTAGTTGGCCATTACGGTCTACCAACTCGGCTCCGAAATGATCCTTGCAATAGCCTCGGATCACATCGGCGGAAAGCGCCGGGTTTCTTGCGATCCAAGCCAGAACGAACGCGCGGACCTCGCCAGCGTTCGCTGTGTCGAGCAATCCCTTGCCCTTGCGCGCCTCGGAACGATCTATAGCGAGCTTGTCTTTCGCACCTGCCTCTTTGGCCGAACGCCACCGGAACACAGACCGCTGCGAAATCTGCGGCAGGATTTCCTTCACCCACGCATCCGCTTGGATCATGTTCATGTTCCACCGATCGCAGAAGATGAACATGGACGCCTGAACGGAGATTGAAAGGCCTTTTGAGAAGGTCTCGAAAGCGGAGACCACGGCCAAGCGGGCGTCTCGCTCGCGGCGGGCGCGATCGGTCAAAGTCGTTGAAGCGGGCGTCGTTGGCTCGCTCTGCGTTTCCACCGGTTCGCTTCCGACAATCATATGCCGCTGCACGTATGCGACCTGAGCCAGCGTAGGCAGCAGGCGATAGTGGTACTCAAGCCCGCCGCCAACGCCGCTACGAGCCCGGCACATGGAAGGGACTGACTGCCAGTCCTCGCGGCGAGCGTAGCGTATGACCGCGCTCTCGGTGGTCGGCATGCCCGGAAGCGCCTCTGCTGCGATCTCGCGAGCAGTCAGCCAGTCCCGCATGCTGTGCTTCTTGCTGGAGAAGGGAGCCGTGTTCAACGTACTTCCCTCACGATCAGCACAAGCGCAGTCGCTACTTGCGAGAAGTAGATCATACCGAGGATGAAGCAGGCGATGGCCCAAAAGGCGGAGACTTCTTTCACGATTTGGGTCTTCGCGGCACGGCAGACGAGCTGCAGGAACGGCGCGATGCTGTTGGCAACTTTCATCGACGGACTCTCTTCCTTGCGGCGGCGCGTTTTGCTCTCAGCGCCTCCATTTCGTTGATGTGATCTTCCAAAAGCTGGTCTTCGATCATCTCGGCGTACTCGTCCTCGATGACGGTCAAGCCGAACTCTCCCGGCACGAAACCGAGCAGCTCCTTGGCGTTGGTGGCGTGGACAAGCGCGATGTAGGCGTCGAGCGGAATGCGGTGTTCGCCGCTCCCTTCTGAGGCCCATTTGTCGAGCATCGCGCTGGAGATCGTGCGACCGAGATATTTGCTCATCGCGTTGGCTACCTCAGCTCGTTGCAGGCCCTCATCGCGGGCATCACGTAGAGCGCGCGCAATCAGGCGGGAAATGCGGTTGTCGAGCGGGCCGCGACCGGTCACGCCTTCTTCGTAGCGGATTGCCACCTGAGGAGGCGTCCACTCGAACAGGTCTTTCGTGATTGGGTCGCGGCGTTTGCTCATCGGCGAGCAGCCTTGCGCTCAGCAACCCAACGCATGACGGATGCTTCGTTTAGTAAGAAGAATGCATCCTGCTCGTTCGGCTTCAGCCGTGTGAAACGATCACTGAGCTTTTCCCAAGCGGCAAGAGGATTGGCGCGGGGGATTTGGTCAAGAACAGCGATGGCATCGGCATAATTCGCCGCTTCGCCGGAAATGAGAAGTTCGATGATGCGGGCAGCGCGTTCATAAGGTTGGCTAGCTATTTCCAGTAGGGTTTGCTGATTGTCAGCAAGACCGTCATCGAGCGCGATACGGTCGCGCAACTCGCCGGGAATGCTTGCGATCTTCAGCGCGTTAAAGACGTTACGACGGCTGATTTTTAGGAACCGCTGCGCCGCCTCACTGAAGGTGCCGCTGAACGCTTCAGCAGTTGCGCTCGTCTCATCGTCAGAGTTCAGTGCAGAGTCTGCACTCAATTCCTGTTTGGGTTTTGGGCCGCGTCGGACAGGGTTGGCCGCTCGCCAGATCGCGCACCAGTCGGCAACGTCGATACTGTGCTCCAGAGCCGAAAGCTCGTGTCGATAAAGAGTTTCGGAAATTGAAGTGAGGCGGATTTGCGCTTCGTTCGCGAACTCGGCCGGTTGGCGCACTATCGCGGATATGGGCATCCCAAGGGATGATGCTGCGGCGAGGCGTTTGACGCCGAAGACGAGACGATATCGGCCTTCGGTTCCTACGACGACCTCAACCGGCACACGCTGGCCGATTTGTTGAAAGCTCTCAGCCAATGCCTGAATAGCATCGGTCGAAACCTTCTTAGCGTCGGAGGAAACGTCGATCAGTTCGGGGGAGAGAAGTTCGATCTGCAT